CATTAACTTTTTTATTGTGATACTATTTCCAATCCTTGCATTTTGAGCAGTGCCTTGCGAAATGGTAAAAGCACCACCATTTGGTGTAAGTGCAGTTGAACGTAAAGTGTTGTCATTTGCATATGAACAAACGGTTAGATTACTTGAGAAGTTAATCAACTTGTTTTCTGCCTTAATGGCTATCGCTCGTTGCACATAGTTCTTAACAGATTTTGCAACTGTTCTTTTTCCCGTCTTTCGCTTAATCCGTCTTACAACGCGTCTCTTTTTAAATGCCATTTATAATTTATCAATGGAATTTATTTTATTTCTTGAACAGAAGTGATACGGCGCATTACTTGTGCTAATTCATTATCCTCCCAGTAAAATTTGGGAGGGAATTCGCATGTAATGTAAATATAGGGTGAGTTTATCTGAACATAAGACCCTTTAACTTGGCCTTGATAAACATACCTATCTAGTATGCGTAATAGAGTTCGGTAAGGAATATTATTATCAAAATCGTCTATTATTATGGCTTCTTGTTGTGTATAATTATCCCACCAAGGGGTTCCATCCTTAACATAATGAGAAGGATGCTTATCAATGCAAAAACGGGTTTTACCAGTTCCTGCTTTTCCGTAAAGCCAAAAAACCTGCGGTGCTACAGTTCTGGGTTTCATAACTGCGTTAAACATCTTTTCTAAACTTCGTGAATACCGGACATACATTTCCGGATACTCAAACATGCAATCTTCTAAAGTAATCTCTAAGTTCTTTATCTTAGCAGATAATTCTGTAATATCGGTTCTAGAACCTTGACCTACTCGGGGTTCCCCTACCTCGTAAATATTAGTTCCTTGCTTGCTACAATATTCTTGGTTTTGCAAATCGCTTCCTAAAGCAATAAGCAAATGTGCCCGAGGCAAATACTTCTTCATTGCAGACAATGAAAGAGCGGTCGAAAGAGTGCAATAACCTTGCAAATGAGGAGTCCCTGACTCCCCGACTTCTTCTCCGCAAATAGCATATATAGCATGCCTAAATAAATACTTTATAGAAGCCCAATCGGTTTGATTGAAGTTATTTATAGTAATGCACCAACTGCGATGTCTTGACATTCCTAAACTATCAAAAGATAAAAAATTTTGCCAAATAATTTTATTCCTTAAACTTCCTAAATAGAATTACACGGAAGTTGGGGGGTAATACTGACCCCCAACTTTATCAACTTTTTGTGAAAACCCAAAGGGGGTATATCACGAATTTTAACGTTTTTCGTGTTTTCTGATTTGTGACTATAATATGGTGTCAGACATAAAATTTAGTAAAATTTTGTGTGACTGAACCTCTTTTTTTAGTAAAAAGCGAATATTAAAAAGCGAATATTAACTCAATATTCGTTATTCGAATGATGGTCGGGGACATCCCCGCATGGGGGATATCCCCTCTCCCTGCGGGGCCTCCGGGGGGGTTACGAAACACCCCCGCATGGGGGGTGTCTCTCACTGCTCAGGGTTGCTATAACAACTTGTTAGTTCTTAAGAATCCTCATACTCAAGATGGCAATAATACTCAAGGTTAGCCATGAGTTGGCCACTGCCGGCAATCGTGCCGTCTGCATTTAACCATTGAGTCATTAAAAAAATACCTGGGGATTTGGTATATGAAGTGTTATCCTGAAACTTCATAATCTTGTTACAATATTTGCTTATATCCATCTTACGCTGATATAAAGCCTTAAAATCATTGTTCGCGTGATACTGGCGAGCAATCTGACCACCGGTTCCTTCATTTGCTGAGTAACCTACTTTATGTGTCCAAGTTTTTAAGATTTGCCAATAATCTCTATTAAACATTTTGTTAGCATCGGTGATACTCCCAGTCGGAGGAGATGCCGAGTTTCCTGCTTGAAAGAGGACCCCGACATTAGTGCTGTTTGGAATATCAAATGGGGCTTCCTTAACGCGGGCTAGAATCATTTGAACCAAACCAGGCTTCGGAGTTGTGTTAGTAGTTATATCATATCCTAAAGGATACAAAGTATAATTAAACATTAACTTTTTTATTGTGATACTATTTCCAATCCTTGCATTTTGAGCAGTGCCTTGCGAAATGGTAAAAGCACCACCATTTGGTGTAAGTGCAGTTGAACGTAAAGTGTTGTCATTTGCA